TTAATAACCGCTTGGCTTAACACCAGAGCTTTTTCAGCTAAAGCAAATTTTTTGAACGCCCCTAATGTCTCCGCTAAATTCCCGATTATTTGTTGAGTATAACCTAAGTTTGCTGTTACTCGGTTTTGCATTGCCACTTTTTCCAACTTTTCTCTTTTTTTGATTACCTTCGATACAATGTCAATTTCTTCTAGACCAGCTTCCCTTAGCAACAAATTTTTTTCTTTCAATGTGTCCTGATATTCAAGCAACTCGATTTCATCTTTTCCCAATGATTCTCTTCTAAATTCTTCCTGTATAACCAAGGCCTCATCAAATTTTTTAACCTCGCTATCGATGTATGTTTGTAATTCTTTTTGCCTACGCTGCCTTTCTGCCGCCTCAGCCTTAGCTAATGCAGCCGCTTTTTTGGAGGCGGCAGCCTCGGCTTTTTCATCTGTGGAATCGCCAGTACCTTCACCAACAACAAAGCCTCCGGGCGCTGCAATTTCTTTTCTTGCTTCTTTTGCCCCAGAAGCAATTTTCTTAAAGGCAGCTATAATTGATGACCCTCCGGAAACCGTTTGTCTAGCGTCCTCAATAAGAGCTTCCCCGGAATCATACCCAGCTTTAGCCAATATTTCCAACTCATTTTTAAACCCTTCGACACTTTCTTTCCATCCATCGGGTATAAATTTATCAGGTAAAATGTTTAATAACTTAGAAATACCATCGGGTGCCAACGCAAGGAAACTAAAAAAATCTCCAACCACTTGATTTAATAATCCTGATGTTAATTCAAAAATTGACTTCAAACCTTTGAATGTATCTGCTATAACAGCAAAAAACACCCTGGCCCCATTAGCCAAGCCTTGAAAAGTTGATTGTAGAGTTCCAGCCTCTTGGGATTTCTTGAAAAATTCACTCATTCCAGCAGTGGCGTCCGTCAAAACCGGCAAAAAAGCGAAGCCTAATTCCTCTTTAACATCACCAATTTGATTTTGAAATTGTATCAAGGGTCCTTCGCCGGTTGTAGCTACAGCTCTCGCAAGCCCCCCAAACTGACTTTCTAACTCAGACAAAATTACTTTTTGTGCACTGGCTATATCGCCAGATTTTTGAAAATTCTTAATAATATTTTTTTGTTCTTTGCTGAAAGTTATCCCCACCCTCGCCATTGCTGTTAATCCCGTAATAGGATCATTTAAAGCTTTCCCTAATTGTATAGCAGATTCTTTTACATCTGTTCCCATTGCTGTAGAAAGGTTTAACATTGCCTCCGTAGCCTGCGGAAAAATATCTTTCCCGATATTCTTAAATGTTAATAGCATTGATTGGCCTCTGAGCGTGACTTCGTCTCCAAATAATGTTACACTCTGTAACTCCGTAGCCATTTTTTTTAACTCATCGGTAGTGAGGCCCGCTGCTGATCCTGTAGACATGATCGTTTGAGCCACTTTAGCCTCAGCGGCGGCTTGCTCTCCCGCAAGTTTAACCGACTCCGAAATGGTACTATTTATTTTTGAGAAAATAAACAATCCACCTGCCGCTGCTATAAGAGATTTAAAACCTGTTCCCAAACCTGATGCTGCGGCCTGGGTTTTTTTAAATTCTGAGCGTGTTGCTCTCTGCCCTTTTTCTACATCGCTTGTAAATTTATTATAATCACGCCGGGCGCTCCGATTATCAACCTCAATTCCTATTTTAACCCTATCAGCCATTCAACCGTCGTCCCTTTTCTAAAAGTATTTTAGCACCTTCAACCCTATCCTCTTTCCTTCGTGCTAACCTTATATCAATAGTATCCATAACATCCACAGCCGAAATAAAGCATGTATTTTGCTCTAAAACCCCCCCCTCTTTTGGAAAAATATGGTATTTTTTTAAAATTTTCCAGCATTTAAAATAAATCGGGTTGTAATTTTTTAAAATGTCTTTCGGAGATTCGTTTACTTTTATTTCCCCTGATTTTTTGCAAAATAAACATCCTTCGCCAAGGCATTTATAGCAAAAAATTATATAGCCCCCTGATGTCGATAATTCAATTTCTCCATGATGTATCGACATCAGGGTAATTATTTTTTTATTTCATCCTCGGTTAATTCTGAAATACCCCTTATTGCTGTAGCCAACTCCCTTCTTTCCCTTATATGTATAGCCTGTAGACATTCGTCTTTCCATGGCTTGATTCCTTTTATGATATCACCAACTTTTTCATTTCTTTCCAGTTTTACGGAAAAATTCCGAACCCCTTTAAGTCCAAAATTCAAAACCCGGATGATATTAGTTCCGAAACGAGCGATTCCATTCTCATCGTACATGTGATCATCGAGATAAGATTCCTGGGCTAAAGTAAGAGTTCCGATTTCCCAAACCGTTTGTTTTTCCTGAGGTTCTTCCCTATCACAAAGACAAACATAATCTCTTTTTTCAATAAAATTTTGAGCTTTCATATTTTACACCTAAGTTAATAATTTAAAATGATTTAGATACATGTTACACGTGAAACATTAAACAAACAACATCTCCCACTCGTCATCACCGTCAGCGTTCGGGCTTGTGCATGTTGCTGATAGCGTTAGAGTGCTTATGCCGTCATTTTCACTTTTAGGAAGTTCATCGAATTCCAAATAATCCGCAAAGAAAAATATCCGTTTATCGGCAACCGTGCCTACATGAAACCCATGTGCTACTTTGGCCCCTGTGTTTAATTTTTCAAAAAAATCATAGGTGGCAGCTAACTCATGCTCCAAAGTGAGTGTCAGTTTAGGCACGCGGGCGGTCTCCCTGGCACTCTCATAACCGCTACTATCCGGAGCGTTTCCATTTTCCCGCATCGACACTGAGTTAACCATATCAAAAGCGACATTAGAGAAAACCGGGTTAAAGCTATCTAAAAACAAACCAGCCTGATTCACAATTGGGGGCTGCTCGTCATCTTGAGTTAAACTTAACATAGTAGCGTCTCCCGCACTAACAAAAGCCGCCTGCATATTAAAATCCATATACATAGGCTTATTTGCGGCAGCTTCGAAACTCATATTTCCCATGGCGGAACGGCCTTTCCACAAGTACCCGTCATTGTTGAGTTGCACGGTAGCCGCTTCATGGGTGCAGTTGTTGCCGGAAATTGGACCTACTCGGTGCCCTCGTATGCTCGGGGCCGAACTGGAAGTAGCCGTCGCGCCGGATGTTCCACCTGTGATCACTTCTGTTGTTTGAAGATTACCAGAAATCGGCATGTAATAAATGTAAGCATCACCATTCGCAACCGAAAAAAGCACCCTTCCTGTCCCGCTCGATGTCCCGCCCGTGATTGTCTCATTCCTGGTGAACGGCCCTGATGTTACTGCTCCAATGGGAATTCTAGCTATGCCTTGGACCGAACAGCCACAGGCAATTAAAGCCCATTGAAATTCAAGCGGGTAAAGGATGTTCCCCAAGGCTGTTGAGCTTGAAGCAATGTCAGACGCACCAGATGTAATATTCCGGTTTATTATATCAACATAATCAGAGCCGTCATTAACAGTTGTGATTAAAAAAGTTCCGTCTAATGCTGATGTACCTGAGTTATGTAAAGTAAGATACATACCAGCTACAATACCAGATAAATCAGGGGTTCCATTGAACGTTACCCTTAAAGTATTACCGTCTCCAATTCCCGTTTGCCACACAATTGACTCAACATCTAGATCGGCCAGTAGCGGAATGGTGTCTCTTGTGTTGGCCGGCGTTCTAAAATTAAAATTGATAGGCTTGGAACCAATTACGCCGCCCTGAGGGGAGAGCGAAGATCGGGCGTAATCCAAAACCTCCTTATTCGGTTTGTAATCTGGTTCAGCCCCGGTAAAGATACGAATCAGTCCATCGGCGGCCACCAATGTTTTTGCTGTTTTCTTAACATCCTCAATACGCCCTAAAAGCTGAGTCTTTCTTGATAATAATCCGCATCCCATGATACATACTCCTTACATTGTAATAGCCGGGTTAGCTCTGTTTACTCTGATTTTAAATTCCCAGTTCATTGTAATTTTTCCGGGCCTAGCCCTTACGTTTGTCGGGATAAATTCCCGGCCTAAAAGCTCCGCCCAGGATAAACCAAGAGCCTGAAATGCCGCTTCCTGGGCTGTAAACATCCTTTGAAAATCCTGAACAACATTGCTGCAAGCCAGATTGAACGCAACCCCGCTTCCTATTGTGATATCAAAAACACCCTCCATGTTACCAGAATAGGCCCCGGCTGGTTGGTCAACATCATCATATCCCAAAATTCTATACTTGGTTTTAACCGCTGGGTAGGTTTTGGAAATGGGTTTAAGCTCATTAACATTGTCGTAGTCATAATTATACCCGCCCGCCGTGGTCATGGCATCAATCTGAGCATCTATCCCCGCTCCGATATCATTTTCAATACTCATGTTTCGGCCTCTGGATAGTCATTTGCAAAATTGATATAATACCACCAAATACCATCCTCTTCAAATAAAAATGCATCCCCTGTGGGCCATAATATCGAGGAATCTTGAAAACCCGTTGGCGTATAGCCAGTTAAGGCTACCCGGATTTGCTCTAAAATTGAGTAAATTCCTTGGTGCGCATCCTGATATCTAAGGCCCCGCTGAGCGATGTTAATGGTCCAATTTAGCCGCCGGGGAGTGACCGCGATGCCCTCCTCATTCGGTTCAGGCTCGGTATAATCAGAATTGTTATATCTAACTAAAACAGCCCCCTTGGCATGGGTTAACTGATATTCAATAGGGTCTTGTGGAAATGATTCAATTTGAATATTTGAAATCTGGTCCTTTAACCTGGATATAATTGCGTCTTCAAAAGTTTCCAGGTTCATATACATCCATTCCAAAATCTATCGAGTTGGCCGTTTTTGCTTGTGTTAGTATTGAAGTTTACTGATGTTGCTGTCTTGTTCGTTTTTATTATGGTGCCCAAGTTAGCAACGCTGGTGCTATCATCAATTAAAATTTTGCCATCTCGAACACCCTTGAGTTCCGAGATTATATCATCGTGATCCGTTTTAGCGTATTCCGGGATTTTTAAATTTATACGCCTGGAGTATAGGTTAAAAATGGCGAGCCCTACGCTCCAATCCTTAACCCTGGCCGGGACTGGTGAAAGGGGGAGACTTGCACTTTTACCCCGCAAGTAAGAATTTATTTGATTATCGGCCTTTGCAATTGCGGCAGTTACTACAGCATCAACAACGGAATTGACACCGCTGTCATTTGTAAGTTGTGCCAACATATCCGCAGGCACAACCTCCAATACATCCGATTTAGTGCTATAAGCCACAAAGTAAATCCCTCAGGTTGCTATTGTATCGACCCAGCGAAAACCAAGGTAAGAGTCCATTACGACAATGTCAGTTTCTTCCAGGACTTCATAATCCCATCGATAATGCTCATCGTTTCTACGCCGAACAACCTGGACCGGGGCGCCGTTAAACATTTTCATTCTGAATGTTCCTCCAGCGGCCCGGACTTTACGCCCCATTTTGGGAGGGGCGTAATACAAAAAAGCACCACCTTTGTTTGTGTTCTCTTCCCAGAGATTTGCGGATGTGAAAGCATCCTCACCCACTTTTTTGTTAGCAGTATTTCTGATGGCATCTGCTATGATAACTTTTTCCACCCCCAAGTATGTTGCTAAATCAAATTGATTGATAATTCGATCTTTTGTGGTCGGCACCCTGGCAATAAGATCGGGATTATCTTGTATATGTTCCCATGTGTTCCAATCAAACATCAGCCGGTTAGGGGTTATGCCTGTGTTATTTTTTATAGTAGCCCGTCTCTGCCTGATATCGGCTACAAATGTGTTTGTCCCGGCTGCGGAGGTCCTGGACCAAAGCCCTGCGGCATCTTCCGCCGATCCACCACTCCAATTTTGGTTAAAAATAACATCGCGGGTGCGAACTTCCCTTTTTAACATAACCTTGTCTGTTGCATACTCAACAGCGTCAACTTCCATGTCCACCGGAGGAACTGTCCCATCCGCAAAGCCCTCGGCTCGCAAATCCTCGAATGTTACTTCACTTCCAAAAGCAAACTGCTTCGGATCAAAATTAACATAATCAATTTCCCATTTTCCATGGTAAACGGAATCACCGGGCGCACGGATAGCCGCTTCGTCACGGAACCAATCGCCCTTGTGATATTTGGCTACTTTCCCGGTTTTCGGTGCGTTGTCTACAATGGGGAAAATTTCATTGGCAACATACATCGAGTTTTTGTAAAAAAGACTCGCATCTTTTGCAATTCCACGAACCTGTTGGTTTTGTAAATCCATGTTGTTACTCCTAGGCCTCTACTGTGCCCGGTTGAAAAATAACCTCGCCCAATTCGTCCTCGGCTCCCCCTTTTGAGAGAACGCCGATTGAATATTGCCCGGTTGCGGCGGCTTTTGCTTTGCCTCTGTCGGAAGCGGAATTGTATTCTACTGCCACCCTGGCACCTTCATCGAGCGTAGCACCTAAAACCACCTCGCATATACCACCCTTAGAAATCAAGGCCACACTTGCAGCGGCGTTTGTCACAGGGCTGTTGAGTAAAACGCCAATAGGCATTACTGTCGCTGCGGTTGGGCCAATAACTTGGCCGGATGTATTTAACATCACAATTCTGTTTTTATCGCTGGATAAATCTTCCCCCGCCTCGAATGATACAGGATTAATTGAATTAAATTTTGACATCAAAACTCCTTATTTGGCCTGTTCGGCTAGTTCGGGGTGCATGTTAATGACGTGATCAAAAGCTTGGCGGAAAGACATCTTATCTTTCGCCATATACTCTTTGACCTTGGTCTGAAAAGGATCAGAACCGGGTTTCTTTACACCGTGGTTTGAGTTCGTGAAACGCTCGCCAAATTCAAGAATTTGTGGAGCATTGGCAAAAGAGTCCTTGTAATTTTGCAGGGCGGTCTTTTTCTCAACCTTATCACCTACGGAAAATTCCAGCGGTTGTTTATCGTCCATGGTTTTCATAACGGATATAACCCCTGGCTTTTGAGCAGGGGAAATCTTACCATCGTTGACCAATGTATCTGCAAAAGAGGAAAATTCACTTTCCTTTTGAGCGTTTTCAATCGTTTCTATCCTGGTCATCAACGCTGCGTTATTTAATTCGGCGACCTTGAATTTGTTTGAAAGCTCGGTAAAATCCGCTTCTAGTTTTACGTTTTTTTCTTCCAAATCTTTGTTTTTGGTTTCAAGTTCCTTTGTGTCCATTTCGCCTCCATTGGGTTTGGACTGTGTAAATTCTGCTTTGAAGGCGTGTTTAACCTTCTCGATAATTTTGTTTAAAAGTGTATCGGATACATCGTCCATATCATCAATAACATATTGATATACATCAGAACTGTTTACCTTAAAATCACTTAACTTTTTAACCGCAGGCAAAGCCCCTCCCAGGAAAGCAACATGGAGCAGCTCGAAATCCTTG